GCGGCATTGTGTGGTGAGTTGGAGTTTGACAACGGCAAGACACTGATTCTATCAGGTGACAAAGACTTCATTCAGTTGCAGAAGTTCCGTAACGTGTCACAGTACAGTCCAATTACCAAGAAATTTGTGAATGGAATTGATCCTTATATTTATTTGGATGAACATGTTCTGAAGGGTGACAGCAGTGATGGCGTACCCAACGTGCTATCCCCAGACAATACTTTTTCGGACGGCCTTCGACAGAAACCCCTAAGTAGGAAGAAAATTCAAACTATGATTGGGGGAGAGTTTCCGAATGATGAGGTTAAGCGTAATTATCAAAGGAACAAGAAACTGATTGATTTGAAGGAATCGCCACCTGAGTTGTTTTTGGAATGTATCAAAGAATATAATGAGGCCCCAGAAGGCGACCGTAGCAAACTACTAAATTATTTTACACAAAAGAGGCTACGTAGCCTCGTTGAATCTATAGGAGAATTTTAATGGCAATAGACACATATACACGAGGATTCGCAGAGATTTTGGAGAAGGTTTCCAAGATTAAATCAAAAAAGGAAAAGGTCACTTTTCTAAGGAAATATCAAACTGATGCACTTCGCATGATTTGCAAGGCATCCTTTGATCCCAAGATTATTTGGGAACTTCCAGAGGGAGATGTCCCTTATACTCAGAATGATGCACCAGAGGGAACAGAACATACTGTATTGGCGCATGAAGCAAGGAAGTTGTATCATTTCATCAAAGGGGGTAATTCTGCTATAACCCAGAACAAACGTGAGATGATGTTTGTTCAGATGCTTGAAGGTCTTCATAAGGCAGAAGCAGAGTTATTGATTGCTGCGAAGGACAAAGTTCTACACCAGAAATACAAGGGCTTGTCTGATAATGTGGTTAAAGAGGCCTTCGATTGGGATGACGATTACAAACGATTCGAAGCTGGAGGGGCGTATCCACAAGCAAAAGGTTCAGCCGCAGGGTAACTTTTTTTGAGTTTCTTTTAGAATCAATGACTTATCGGCTACGATTTTCCTTGACAAACCCTGTTCTATGGTCTATACTAAGGTATAAACTAAGGAAATGAAGGAAAAGAACATGAACACCGAAATGACCACCCTGATTGCGAACATCAAAAAGGACTATTTTGATTGGACTACAGGTTGTGCTGCGGCCCAAGGTCGGTGCATTCTCAGCGACACCAATAAGGAGATGATCGCAAGATTCAACGAGAAGATCACCTTCAAGGTGAACACCAAATACATCAAGGTATTTACCGAAGGTGGTAGCGTTTGGGGTTTCGTTGTCAACACTGACAACGATAAGAAGTTCAAAAAGGGTGACATTCTCAAGGCCGCGGGTTACAACGCTCCTGCTCGGAACGCTCCCCGTGGAAACATCATTGACGGTGGTTACACCATTCGGTGGACCGGCCCCCTTTATCTTTAGGAGAATGATAATGATTAGATTTATAACTGGTTTGTTTACCGTTATTGCAGGAGTTGCTGCTGTTGAAGGCACTGTGCCCCTTGGAATAGGTATTCTGATATCTCTTTGCGGTATCGTCCTTATTCTTTGGGGTCTTGGTGGTATGACAAAAAATGGCGATTTAAATGTTGGTTAATGTCAAAGGTTCAAATAAGGGCGTTCGCACATTGGTCGAGGTGGCCGCTGAGTGGTATGCTGAGAAACTGATGGGCAAACGTCTGACGAACGGGTTGGGTATCAATATTAAGTTAGACAGGAACCTTCTTAAAAAAGACAATATGGAAGGATCAGCCATCTACGATGATGATACTCGTCGCCCCAAAAATTTCACTATTGAGCTTGATAGCACATGTTCTATCCGTAATATTCTTATCACTCTCGCTCATGAGATGGTTCACGTCAAGCAGTGGGCAAAAGATGAAATGTATGAATATTATAATACACCAAAAATGGTGCGCTTCAAAGGTAAGAAGTTCAACATGGATGATGTAGACTATTGGGATTACCCTTGGGAAATTGAGGCATATGGCCGTCAGTTGGGGTTGTTCGTTCGGTTCTGTGAAGACATAGGAATTGCAGACCGTGAAGATATGAAAGAGGAATGTTAAATGAGTAAGATGAAAAATTATATGATGGACGTTGAAGATTTCTGCAACGGATATTTCTTCGATGCGCCTGTTCCGAACGACTTCAGTATTGATGAGGTAATTGAGGATGTTGGTATGTACTTTAAATCTGACGTAGCAACAAGATATGCTCGAGAATATCTCACAACACAATTGGATGAAATATGAACGGTATTGAAACTCTACTCGCATCGGCATTACTTGCTGGTTCAATGACCGCCACATCATCCGTAGTAGATTACAAGTCTAATGAATGTCTTGCTTTGAACATGTATCATGAGGCAAGGAATCAGGGCACCGCTGGTGTGTTCGCGGTTAGTGCTGTTGTCCTTAATAGAGTCAATGACCCAAGGTTTCCTAATACCATCTGCGAGGTGATAAAGCAGGGGCCTACACGAGCATCATGGAAAGACCCCCAGATTCGGTTTCCCATTAAAAACAGATGCCAGTTCAGCTGGTATTGCGATGGTAAGAGTGATAATCCCCATAACAAAAAGGAATATCAATTATTCGTCAACTTGTCATCGGCAATTTTATCTAATCAAATTCCCTTTCTTGATATTACAGATGGGGCTACCTTCTATCACGCCGATTATGTGTCACCAGCGTGGGCAAAGACAAAAACGAAAACTATTGAAATTGAAGACCATATTTTTTATAAGTGGGAATGAAAATGACATTTGACGAATATCAAGTATTTGCACGTTCAACATCAGTTTATCCACAAAAATATAAGGTAATGTATCCTGCTCTTGGATTGTGTGGAGAGGCTGGTGAAGTTGCTGAGAAGGTGAAGAAGAGTATCAGGGATGGTAATTCTCTAGAGGGCGTTGGACTAGAATTAGGTGATGTACTTTGGTATATCTCTGCTCTTGCCGATGACCTTGGTGTAACACTAGAAGAGGTTGCACAAGCTAATGTAGATAAGTTGAATTCCAGAATGATACGCAATAAGATTGGTGGGAGTGGTGATAATAGATGAGCCACTTTAGATTTATTGAAAAAAACATTGACGTGAGTAAAATTCTGTTCGATATCAAAGATGAGGATTGGTCCGTAGCAGGAAGTCTAAAGGGTGCTGCTGGGGATACGAAACCATATGGATTTCTGCCTTTGACTATGGCAGTTGTAAAGAATGCTAATGATGATCCAAAGAAGACTGAGTTACAGCAAAACACGCCGATGTATTATCGTTATCCCGGCATTAGAAGATGGTTGAAGACTTATAAACTTCACCGACATTCACGAGCAGCATTCTTTCGGTTGAGGCCGGGTGAGACATTGGGAAGACACATTGATGAGGGTGACTATTACCTAACACGGGACAGATATCACCTATCGCTACAGGGTACATACCTGTACACGGTTGAAGATGAATCTCACCAGATCGAGCCTGGCACGTTTTTCTGGTTTGATAATAAACGACCACATATGTCATATAATAATGGTGACATTGATAGACTAACATTTGTTTGGGATGTTCCTAAGAGCAAGAAGAATCCATAATGGAAGACAATGTAATATCCCTAACTGATCTTATTGAAACTCGCTTGCGTAAGCAACAGGAGATAGAGTATTATCAAGAAACTCTAGAGCGATTACAGAAAAAGATTGGTGATTTGGGCAAGGAAGTCGATATCACTACTTTGATTATTAACATGATTGAGAACGAAAGGGTCTTGACAATTGATGAAAAAAGAGGTAAGATACTACTATTGGATGACACTAGGAAAAAAGAATGAAACATATTGAAATATCGTTAATGGATGATGGTGAACTATCTATTGATGGCCAATCAAAACCATCAGGCAATCTTGATATTCGTGAATATGAAGATGGTGAGTGGACAGGTGGTTGTTATGCTACCTACGATAATCTTATAGAGAAAGTCAAGGAGTGTTTAGAAGAATGAACGAAGAACTAAATATGTCTATTAGAAGATTTT